ATTGTGTCTTTAACATTTTCGTTACCAACATAGTATTTCAGTTCGGTAGGACGAAAACGCTCTACATATAATGTGTTTTCTTTCATAACCGTATTATACAAAAAAAGCTTGCACTAGGCAAACTCTTTTATTTTATTTATTTAATTTAGTGTGTGTTTTTAGTACTCTTCGACTTCCATTTCACCGTTTTCAATATCAACCCACACCATTCCGTCTTCTTGAAATGATTTAAGTTTAGGGTCATCGAAATCCGTTGTGTAATATAGAGGTTTCCCTTTTTGTAAGCTGTCCTCATTCCATCCACCGCGGCGATCTAATCCACCCTTTAGAACATAGATGCCATCCTTCTCATTTTTAAGATCCGACATTATGGTTTGTGCATTTGCCGGTGTTACGTCAATACCTTCTTGCATAGAGAGGCCCGCTAACTCCATTAATCTAACTTTATATTCACTTTCAGTAATGATGCCAGCCAACATTTGCATACGTAATTGCTCTTGTGTCATTTTACTTTATTTATTTTGTTTATAAATACTATAAGTTTTTTGATCTGTAATATGCTTTTTCTAAAGTTTCACCTGGTCCTCTATCTCTGTATCGTCCACCTACATCACCTACTGCAACCTGATACATTGGATCGTTCATCAACTCATCCATCATTGTCTTTACTTTAGCTAGATAAGCTTTATACCCTTCTGAAATTTTGATTAATTCTGATTTTTCTTCTGGGGTGTCAAAGAAACGGTATAAGTTTCCTCTATTTTCTGCTTCTAGTTCATCTGCCTTTTTTTGAGTAAACAAACCAACTTGGGAAATCATTTCACCTGCTGTTTGATACAAGTCATTTCCTCCGGCTTCGTTTAACTTATTTTCAGCTAAATATTTTTTTAAATCAAAATTGTCCATAGTTACTTTATTATCCCTGCTCTAACCTGAAACATTTTTTTAGTTAAAGCTTCTGAAAGATCTGATAAAATTTCACTGGCTTTATTTTGTACTGTTCCTCTTTCTTGGTTACTAGTAAATCCTTTTATTTTTAATATAGCTAAATCTGAATCTTCTGATGTTAAAATAGACACAGTAAGATTTGGAAATTTAGACTCAATTTCATCTTTAATATCTTCTGCTACATAACGATCAATATCTTTAAACTCAATTGGTTTAATTTCAGCAGCAGGAGCAGATGGAGCAGCAGATTGAAAATCTTTAATAGGTTCAGGTTTAATTACATATTGATTTTTTCCTACTATCCCTGCATTTTTCATTACTGTAGAAACAATTTTTTCAACTTGTTTAAACCCAGGATTAAGATCAGGAGGAAACACTAAACGACTATCTTCTTCTTTCCAATTTAAAGGTTTTTCGGAAGTAGAAAATTCAGATTTAACTTTAGCTATAAGGGCATCTAATTTAGGTCCTGTAATAAAATCCCAAAATACGTTATATTTTTTAGCTTCTTTAGGTAGTTCATCAAATTCTAGTTCTTCCCACCCAGTAATGTCAAGTTCAGGGAAACGACTTTTAATATCTTTTGCTTTATCTTTTCTCCATTCAGCATCAGAAGCATTCCATAATTCTTTTGCTTTTGCTACCTTTGCTGGGGGAGTTCTATCTTTAATATTTTTTCCTGTAGGGCCAAAAATTTTAGCTTTTTCTTGTTCTATTCTAGATTGCAATGCAGCACTTCCTACGTTTTGAACATTTCTGGAATATGTTTCATAATTTGAATCATCGTTTAATGCATTCTCTAAATCTTGTAAAGAAGCATTAACAGGAGTAAGAACCATATTATTCGGAATTTTTATGTCCTGGCCTTTGTTTTCTTCTCCTTCCTCATTTTCTCTTATAGAGCGAAAAATATCTGTTAATTTCATTCCTTGTTCTGTAATTTTAAATGTTTTTTTCAATTTATCCTTTAAATTATCACGTTGAAGAGTCAAAAAGGAGTCTTTATCATGAGCAATGGAATATCCTTTTATATTATTAATTACATACTTTCTATACATGTTCATTCTTCGGGGGTCTGACTTAGTAGCTCCAAAAGAAATTGTAGAGGGTTTAAATTGAGTAACTGCTTGATTTATTATTTTCATAATAGTACTCATAACTCGAAATAGATTCCCTTCATTGGTATCAATTTCATAATTTATATTATCCCTTTCATCTACAGTACCAAAAGAAATTTCCATTTCTCCCCATTTATCAATATCAAAGTTAACTTTATACGGAGTATATTTATCTGTAATAAAATATGCCTCATGAAGATCCCCAGAATACTTGTAATTATATGGAGTAGCTGATGCTTCTCCAATTTCACGTAGGATATCTGTTAATTTCATAGTTATAAATATCTAAAAAAGAGGACCCATTACATTGGGTCCCCATACAAGTTAAATCGTTTGATTGGTTCAGGTTGAATTTCCTTTTCTTCACTCCGAATAACATAAATTTTACTGTCTAAAGGAGCTAAACGAAATTCTGCTTTTTCCTGGTTTATTTCAAACCATGCTTCTAAAGCATCGGTAAGTGACTTGTGAATTGTTTCTGTTTTATCGTCTACTAATTTCCACCTATCTGATGGGGGGACTCTTATGGCTATCAATTCATTATATTCTACTTTTTCTACTTTCATATTACATCATTCCCATCATTGAAGGATCAAATCCACCTTCTTTTTTATCTTCTGGTTTGTCTACTACTGTACATTCTGTAAGTAAGATAGTTCCAGCAATAGAGGAGGCGTTTATTAAAGCGTTACGAGTAACCTTGTGTGGATCTATAATACCTGCTTCTTTCATATCTACAATTGTTTCAGATTTGATATCTAAACCATACCATTGGAAATTTTCTTTATCGCTAAGATCTCCAATTTTATGTTTAAAATAATAAATATCTTGATCAACATGCCCAGCGTTTGTCAAAATAGTTTCAAACGGTTTACCACATGCTTTATAAACTAATGTTTTACCATATTTAAAATCATCCGATTCATCTTTTTTATAGGTAATACCTTCACGAGCATGAAGTAATGCAGCACCTCCACCTGGTACAATACCATCTTCAAGGGCACATTGTGTAGCGTGTAAAGCATCGTCAACACGATCTTTTTTCTCTTTCATTTCAGTTTCTGTACTTCCACCTACATGAACTAAAGCTACTCCACCTACAAACTTAGATAAACGTTCTTGCAATTTTTCCATTTCAAATGGTGTTTTTGAACTTTCAATTTGAGCTGTAAGTGACTCCACTCGTTCAGCAATTTCAGTTTCAGCACCATCACCATCAATGATTGTGGTTTTTTCTTTAGATACTGTAACTGTTTTAGCTTTACCTAACCATTCCCAATTGAATTTGTCAAGTTTCATGCCTTTTTCTTTGTCAAATACTTTACCACCAGTTAAGATAGCAATATCTTCAAGGATCAATTTTCTACGCTCACCAAAATCAGGTGCTTTAACAGCACATACTTTAAGTGTACCTCGCATTTTGTTTACAAGCAATGTAGCTAAAGCTTCTCCATCAATATCTTCTGCGATGATCAACAATGATTTTCCTTTTTGTGATACACCATCCAAAATTGGAAGCAATTCTTTTACTTGAGTGAAACGGTGATCAGCCATCAAAATGTAAACATCTTTTAAAGTTGTTGACATTGTATTGTTGTCTGTAACAAAGTATGGAGATTTGTAACCACGGTCAAATTGAATACCTTCTACAACTTCAAGATATGTTTCATCTGTTCTTGACTCTTCAATATAAACTACACCTTCACGTCCTACTTTTTCCATAGCACGTGAAATCAATTTTCCAATTTCCGGGTCATTGTTTGCTGAAATGGTAGCAATTTGTTCTAACTGTTCTTCAGATGTAATTTTCTCTGAGTTTTGTTTAAGGGTAGATAGTACCTCTTTTACTCCAGCGTCAATTCCACGTTTGATTTCAACTGCATTTGCTCCTTCGTTTAGTTTGGAAATACCACCTTTTACCAATTCGCGTGCTAGCAAAGTTGAAGTAGTTGTACCATCACCTGCGTGATCAGCAGTTTTAATTGCTGCTTGTTTAACCATTTGTGCTCCCAAATCTTCAATTGGGTCTTCTAAAGATGCAATCTGTTTTGCAACGCTTACACCATCTTTGGTTGAAACAACCATTCCATTTTCAGTGTACACAACATTTCTACCGTTTGGTCCTAACGTTGCTACAACAGCATCTGCTAAGGTATCAATACCTTTTACCAGTTTCTTACGTGCTTCTGGTCCAAATTCAATTATCTTACTCATCGTTTTTTGTTATTTTTGCTAAAATTTGTTTCTCGTTTCCAATATAATAGTCGTCTCCTTCAAATTGCAATTTTGAAAATCCCATTGTAGGCAAGACAACTAAATCTCCTACTTTAATTTGGGTTGATACAAATCCAATACCTGCATATTCTACTCCAGGTCCAACTGCAACTACAGTTCCTTGTTCGTTTCTATCTTTTCCAGCATCTGGAATAAAGATAGAGCCAAATTGTGTTTCTTCTTCATCAAGCGGTTTTATGATCACCGCATCAAATAGTGCTTCTAATTTTTTCATATTTCTAATTTATTTAACATTGATTCCATTCCTTCTTTAACTTTGCTCCAGGTAGTAATATATCCTTGAATGGTTTCATATTCACCTTCATTTTGATAAAACTTTTCCTTTGCAATGCGATTTACAGCATTTCCAAAGCTACTGTAGTATCCTACAACTTTTTCAACTTCTTTACCGGATGCTTGTTTACCACCAAATCCTCTTGTGGCAACAGATCTTTCTATAACTGTAAAGTTTGTAGTATCTTTTACAATGTAGAAAGGTTCCATTGCTGGATCTTTAATTGTGCATAAGTTTGATTGGGTGTCATTCTCGTCTCTAGCGGGACGACCGCGTCGTTTGGTTTCTTCCATAACTAAATTTAAATTTATAACTGTAATATACTAAAACCTTTTTAAAAAGCCAAATTTTAATTGACTTTATATAAAATATTAATATTCATTAGCCATTGACATTCCAGCATCTTTAATATCAATAATTAAATAAGCTAATTCATTGTAATCAAAAGTTCCACCAGTTGTAGCTAAATAATTTTCTAAAGCAACTACTGCATCTTTAAATTCTCCTGAAGGTTTAGGGTTAATTGCTTGTAAAAGTTCACCTTCATTTAGCGTAGTTTTATATTGACCTTCGGTAATAATACCTGCTAACATTTGCATTCTAAGTTGTTCTTTATTCATTTTTTTTTATTTACTGGTATTTTTGAAATTTGGTAAGTAAAGTTTCTATACTATTTTTAAGATCTAAATATTCTTCTTCAGATACTAAATCTTTAATACGATTCATATATGAATCAAGTTCTCCATCGGTAAGAAGTAGTAATACACCTTGTATTACTTTTGGTAATGATTGTGCTGAGATTGCAGTAATATATTTATCTTCATTTTCAGCTAAATATTTTCTTAAATCAAAATTGTCCATTTTATTTTATTTATAAATATATTAAAATCTATTTCCTTTACTTCTATTTTCTGAAAAATGCATAGGTTGGGTATTTGTGTAATGGAAACTTCCTCCTTTGCTTAAAGGGTGAATGTGGTCAATTTCCCAATAAGCCCCATAATTTTCCCAGTTCATGTTTTTATCAAATTGCTGTTCTAAATGTAGTTTAAATTCTTCAATAGAGCAACCTAACTCTTCAATAGTAGTATTTTTAACTCTTCCTTTTAAAGCGTTTGATAATCTGCTTCTTAAATTTTCAAGAATTCTAAAATTTATATCTTTTTGCTTTTTAACTTTTTTTAAGTGGTAATGTTGTTCTTTATTTTGAGAAAAATATGTTTTTGAATATTCTAACCTTTGTTCTTTATTATTTTGATAATATTTTTTAGCATATTCTTTTCTTGTAGCATCGTTTTGTTTTTTCTCTAAAATTTCTTCTCTTTTTTCTTTATAGTATGTTTTATCGTAGTTTATTCTTTTTTCTTTATTTTTTTCTCTATATTCTTTATCTAATTTAGCTCTTTTTTCTTTATTTTTTAGATAATATTGTTTTCTATATTCTTTATTGTCCATATGTGTTTTATTATACATATTGAACTTTCTTCCCTTCTCACCAATATTTTAAAAACTTGGTTCTTCTTTACGAACCATATAGTAAGTGCTAGTTGTGTCTTCGGATTTGAATTCAAGTTTCATCAAACCCTGGTAGCTCAAATAGATATTTCCGCTTTCTAGATCCTTGTTTTCTTTGAGTATGTTTCTAAACATATCTGAATTAAATGGTATTTCAACTTTTTCCTGTTTAATTGTGCCATACATTTGGTAGGTAATTTTGTTGTTGTGGCCTTGCTCGTCTCCAAATGTGAATAAGCACATATCATCTCCGTTCATGTCAATGTCAATTGAAAGTGTCATTGAGCCAATACCTGTTAAAGCATTTTTTGCTTTAACTAGATTGTCAACAAATTCTTTTTCTAAAGGCAAACATGCATCCCATTCAGGTTCACTTACAGAACCTACTTTTCCAATCAATAAAGGATCTGCTAGTGCATAGGTTAAGTTAAAGGAAGCATCTGCAAAATGCATTTTGGTATAGACGCTTTTACCTTTTTCTAAGGAAAACATTAAATCACCTTGAGTAATACCTAATAGGTTGAGTAGTTTTTTAGTATCAAAGATAGCTAATTCACTATCCTCAATATCAATATTGTTGTGAACAATTTTACCTATTACCTCTTTGTTTACAGACATAAAGTCTATAGTAAGGGTTTTGTCTTTGATACTCCACTTGACGGATTCGTTTTCGCCTAAGTAGTATTTGTTTATAACCGATTGTAGAACTATTTTATTAACCATGTGTTAAAGATAAAAAAAAGCCTGCCGATAGGCAAGCTTTTCTATAAGAGTTTATTTAAAAATTAATTGTATTCGCTTAATTCTTCTTCATCGTACCAACGGGAATTTCCATTATTATCTCTAACTTGATACCAAACTAAGTCTTCTTTTGGAGTATCAGATTCCCAACCCATTTGATCAATTTCATTATCAATTTTTTTTCTATAAGCTGCAACCGAATTATATCCGGTAATAATTTCAACTGTTCCTGTAAGATTTTCACCATTTTCATCAGTTTCAGGAAGAGTTAATTCTGTACCCCATTCAAATTTATGAGGGATGGTAGGGCCCGCATTATTCCCTCCAACCAGAGCTTCATTTAATTTAGCTTTGTATTGTCCTTCTGTAATAATGCCAGCTAACATTTGCATTCTAAGTTGTTCTTGTGTCATTTTATTTTTATTTTGTTTATACATATTATGATATTATTTATTCTTTAAATCTCCAAATATATCCACCAGCTTGTTTTTGTTTCCCTGAAAGACATCCTGCTATGTCTCCAGGTCCCAACCATTTTTTGGCTTCTGTTCTCCCAACCCATTCTTTTATAAAATTACCTTCTAAATCATATTGAAGGATAGGTTTATTATTGCGAGTTTTTCCTTTACTTGAATTACTAATGTTTTGTTTATGTTGTTCTGTTTTTGGGATTCCTTGGAGTTTTATTCCAGTTTGTGGCTTTAGTTTACCTTTATTTCCTTCACCTATTTTTTTATTTCTAGATTCACTTTTTATAGATTCTCCAAAATTAGAAGGTCGTTTAATTCCTTTAGGGTATCCTTTTGTTCCTATTTTACCCATTGATATTTTTAGTTTTGTTTCTTGACTTCGAGGCCCTCCCCCATTGTCATATAAATCACAAAACATAACTTGTTCCCAATCACCATTTACTTGATTAAGATAATATTGCTTCCAGTAGGTTTCTCGTTCGTTTAATTGGTCTAGAGAACATTCTTCTACAATATCATGGATATGGTTTTTCCAACCATATTTTCTAATAGAATTGATTAATATCGGTCCAATACTATTTGTATAGGAATTGCAATATTTATAAACTCTTTTTCTCGATTCTATATCTATACTTTGACCTATGTAAATTTTACCATTTGGGTTTACTATTTTATATATTCCAATCATATATTACGTTTCCTATAAATATTAAGGCAGCTGTTAAAAATTAAAAAATTTTGCACGAAATGGATTGAGGTTGAAATCCCATTTTAAATCCGAATATAATGTTTCAAGTTTGTTTCTCATCACACCATCAAATAAACCATCACGATCAATAAATTTATCTACAAGTTCTACAATTTCAGGGGCATCATTGTACCCATTTAATCCTACTACTGTTAATTGATATGGATTTGGTTTCAAATATGCTATATACATTTTATCTCCAATTGTAAATTCAGGATATTTTACGGTTAACTTTTTATATCGTAAAATATCATTTGTAGCTAGTGCTGCCTTCGTATTGATGGGACATTTCAATTTTAGTTTGGTAAATAATTCACCTGCCATAGGTCTACGCTCAATATATTCACCCATTTTTTTTAATCCAGTTGGTTTTAATAGCTTGATCCATTCAATTTCACCTACCATTTGTTTGAACTCCATTACGTCTTTATCTATTTCTTCTTTTGGTTTACCAAATAGAATATTTTTGATCAAATCTTCTCCAAAATTTCTAAATAGAGGAGGGAAATTCGATTTCATGATATCCAATCCTTTCATCTCTAGTTCCTCAATAGGTACACCTTCTTTGTTTACAATGTAAATAGCGTATCTACGTTTACCAGCCCAATACGCTTTTTCAGCGATTACCTCTTGTTTCAATACAAAGTGGTGTTTGCCGTGCATATTGAACAGATCCTGCGTGATATTGTTCAGATTATTGTTTGCTACATCTTGGAGTTCTTCTGTTAAAACCAACAATCGTTTGATTTTTTCTTCACGATCATTGTAGTTTAAGTCAGGGTTTCTATGTTTAAGCAAATCTGTTAACTCCATATAAAGTGAATCGGTATCTGAAGCGATAACGAACTCTCTAGGGTCAATTTCAAGTTGATCCGAAATGTAGTTGTTCACAAATATAATTGATTCCTTTGTTAAGCGTTGGCCACTGTTTGTAATAGCAGCAGAGCATATTTTAAATCCATCAGTAAAACGCCATGAATTAATCGCATACGTGCCGTATAACGCGTTTTGAAGGATTTTGAATGCCATTTGGTACAAGTCATATAGTTTGTAGTTGGCCCAATCTTCTGCTTTACCTGCTTTTTTCTTAAGTGCTCGATAATGTTCCCTCTGATTAAACCAATCTTCTAGTACTTCACAAGCAATACTTTTTTTATCAGTTGTAAAAAACGCTCCACTAGCTGAAATTGTCCAGTTATTGTCTTCAATTAAACGAATTAAAGCACCTACTGCTATAGTAGCATCTTTTAGTTGATATGATTTTCTGCTTAACTTTTGAATGTGTACTTTTTCTTCAGGGTCACGTTGTTTTAGCTGTTCAAGTGAATTGTACTGTTCGTAGTTGTTTTTGGTAACAATTCTACCTATCAACGTTTCAATACCTAAATTAAGTGATTTGATGATTGAAGGATACAGTGAGGTAAAGTCAAGGTCACTTACATCTGAATACAAACCTGGGTTAGGGTCAAGTAAATATCCACCTGCGTAGCTGTCTTTTTTCTTAACCGTTTTAGGGTTACGAGCAATATATTTTCCAGATAGTGTTTTAACTATAATTTGTTTGTCTTCAAAGCTATACACCGTGCCTTCAACGGTTGGAGTACCTCTTTGATGTACTACGTGATCACCTAACTCTAAATCTCTAATCGTGGGATTTGTAGTTGTTGGTTTGTTTGGTGCAATTATGTTTTTACGTTTTAAATACGTTAAAATAGCACCTTCATTCAATATAGTATTATAGTAAATCGATTCATATGGTGTATGACATAGGTGAGAAATCAAAACAGTCAATTCAATAAATTTTTGTTTTTCCTCTAACGCTTCTATAATTTCAACGTCTCGAATGTTATAGTCTATAAATTTGTTTGGGTCTTCTCTGAATAAAGTGTCTAAGTTACCGTTGTATTCTATTTTTCCTAGTTTAGCATATTTCAAACCTATGTCACCTAACTTGTATGATGGTTCTTCTTTCATCATATACTTGCGAAGCAAGTGCATATAGTCTAAACTGTTAAC